GGACATTTTGTAAAACTCGCCGTCTTTACCTTCTGCCGTGCTTTCAATGAAGACCATGCCTGATAGCGGTACCGCCGGAATGCTGCCGGTGATTACCTCGTTCGCTCGGTCAGGGAATCGCGCGCATATCTTGCCAAATTCAGAAACGTGCAAATAGTTGATCGTTCCCGATCGCATTGACGTTGATACGCGAATAGAACTGTTGTTGTGCGCAAACAGTAGCTCGTCTGCACTGTCACGCTGCACAGGGAACAGCGCAAGAAGGTCAGCTGGTAGGTTGGTATAGGCAAACTTAACCTTGTCTCTAAAGATGTTCTTAGCGCTGCCCTCGGTGTGCGCAATGATGCCTGCCCGAGTGTTTCCTTTGCCAAACAGCGAGTAATCCAGAAACAGGATGGCTATGAACGTTGTGAAACCCAGCTGCCGCGCTTTCAAAATTAGGTTGCGGTGCCATAGCCTGGCTATCACTTTGCGCTGCGGTTTGTTGGGCTTGAACATCATTATCAGGTCTTGGTCGTCCCCGCTTTCGTCTTCACCCTTCACGATGATCTTGTACAGGTGGCTGATACGCCAGAGCGGAACAGATAGCGCTGCCTGTGTTTCCGCTGGATCACGCGGCGTGAAGTCCATCGGCCTGGCAGCAAGCGATAACTGCCGCGCCCTGGTGATAGGACCGGCTGGCGGGTTTTTGCTTGCTGTCACGTTAAAACCCCGTGTTTTTGGGTAATCCGGTCAATAAATACTTTGTTTGTGGTACAAAACGTATTACAATACAGTCTCAAGCAAGCCAAAAAGGAAGCCGAAAAATGGACTACCACGTTTTTAAACTTAACATCGCAGCTGACTTTAACACTGGGCGTATGTACTCGCCCGATGGCCAGATCATCAAGGCCAAGATTATCAAGTCTGAGAAATGTTCCGTCATGCCGGAATGGAACATCGTTCATACGGTTGAGTTTCACGACACCACGCGCGGAATCAAAGGCACTATGGAAGTGGATGGCGATTACGTCACCACCGACAAGATCATGGCAGCGTATGACGCTGGCCGTTATACCGCGACTTAACCACAACGGCGCTGGCAAAGCTGGCGCCACTCTACTGCACACAAGGAAACGACTATGAAAAGCATCGGAACAGAGCAATCGCCAAGTTACAACGTTGAGCAAGATCCATTCACTGCGCCTAATAACGGATTCGATATGTTTACAGCTGAAGAACTGGGCCTTTTTGAGCAAGCGGCTGACATTATTGAAGCCAAGTTTCTGCGCAAGTCTGATTGCCTGACATCGCCGGACATTACCAAGCGGTTTCTGGCTAATCACCTGGCCAAGCATCAATCGGAAGTGTTCGGCGTAATCTGGCTGGATAACCGGCATAAAACGATTGCCGTGATCGATATGTTTTACGGAACGATCGATGGCGCTGCGGTCTATCCGCGCGAAGTAATCAAGTCTGCCCTGCAGCACAACGCCGGCGCCTGCATATTCTTTCACAACCACCCAAGCGGCAATCCAGAGCCAAGCCAAGCCGATATATCGCTTACCAAGCGATTGAAGGATGCACTGGCCCACATTGATGTTCGTGTTCTTGACCACACGGTTGTTGGCGGCAACCAAACTGTGTCTCTGGCTGAAAGGGGTCTGGTATGAGCAATACATCAATTCGACTGTCTCCTGAACTGCAAAGAATCAAGGACACCTCGCCCCTGCCATTCAGCAAGCGGGTCAACGTAATGGCCGAACGGTACCATTACTTGGTCATGCGCAATGCTGAAACGGCGCTCTCCGTGAAATCTTGTGAGGTTTTGTTGGCCTTGCCCTCCACAATTCACAGAATGCGCGCCAGCATGATCGAATTGCTGCCGCGACTGATCGTTGAGTCTAAACTGCCGGCCTTCACCCGGGCCGAGGTAAAGCTGGCTGCCGATGAAGTGGGAGCCATGACTCTGTTGCAGCGTATCAGCGCAATCGAAAACCTGTGTCAACGCAATTAATCCTCACGCTTGCTTTGGGGCTTCGGCCTCAAAGTGGCTCCGCTTACTGATTTCAAGATCCCCGACAATACTGAATCCTCGTCCACTTCATGCTTAACCTGCTTTTTGTCGCCAAAATGGCGCGCGTTCATTCGCTCCATGTACCACTGGCGAGTCTGAACCCGTAAACGTGAGCGCTGGACAGTCTCGCCGTTCTCGCGCCAGCCTGCCGCCTGCCCGTCTTTATCCAGCTTTTCCATGTAATCGTTGGCGCCATCATCTGCAATATCGAACATGTCTTCACCCATCGCAAACATGCCGATATTTCGGGCCTCAAGGTAGTTGTCTCTAAACTTAGGGTATCTGAACAGCCATCGGTAGACCGTACAAGGGTATGGGTAACCGTCCATTTCCATGAATGTGCGCATTGCTCCGCCGGTTGCCAAGTGTTCCAGAACCTTATCGGCCATGGCTTCATCGAACATTGTTGGCCTGCCTTCTGGTGACGGTATTGCGGCATCCTTTGCGGCCTGGGTCTTACCCTTGGGCTTTGCGCGGTGGTCAGGCTTGCCGTTCTTCAGGGTTTTTGGTTTTACAGGTACGGCGGGCTTCTTCGCTGCGGGCTTTCGTCCAGCTGGTGATCTGGGGATCTTCTTCTTTGCGGGTTTTGGTGTCTGTGCATCTTCGTTTGCCATGGTTTCCTCCATTAAGGCGCTGACAGATGCACAGATTGTATCATTGAAGGCTGGTGACCGCTCTATGTGCGGTTTAGCCGTCTATTGACCGTAAGTAACGATTGCCGTGTTCGTCCTCATCTATGAATACGCCAGGTACAAAAGTTAGCGCTTCCGCAATCGAGTATGTTCCGTCAGGGTTTCGCTGTTGGGTCGTTACCTGGACTGCGCAACCTTTGGCGGTGGCCATGGCCTTCGTTGACTTCATCCAGCCTTCGGCTTCGCTTGACGCCTTGGCCAGTAGCTTAAACAGGTCGCCATTGCCGAATACCACAATGTCTTTCACGTTTTTACGCGCGCCGTTTACATCAGTGTTGCCTAGTGTCTTGTCCATAGCTTTGTTCTCCGGTTGAGTTTCTCTGGTCAGCGCTCTTGCCAGGTCTTCATTTTTCGGTATCATTTTTTGATCCTTCTTTTTAACTCTGAATTTTGGTTTGAGTAAATCAGTGCCTGTCACGATCGCGGGTCGATCTGCGGCGCCTTCTCCAAGCATTCATCGCACAGCTGATTGCTTGCCGCCAGTTCGTCCTGGTCCTCTCCAATTACTCTGCAGTGGCACTGCTCACATTCATAGGTTTCTACGCAAAACCGGCAGGGCGGGCTGACGTGGCACGAACAACCTTCGTCCAGAATATCGCTCATGGCCTGATCCCGTATTCTTTCTGAATTGAGCGCATTATGTGGTGCGTTAGAATGCTTGAAATCTGTTTGTTCAGCTTTCTTGCCGCGCTCACGTATCGCATTTCGGCCAGCGCCTTTGGGCTTATTGCGTACCCAGCTACATGGCCATCAATCTCTATCCGAACGTGCATCATGCCGCTTAGATCATCGATAACTGCAGATCCTCGCAGCACTGGCAATACCTCCAGCATAAAATTCTGACTGTGCGTAATGCTGCGGTCCATCATGTAGCCTTCCAGATACGGTCCCATGCTCGTCACTTCTACGCTTTCGGCAGGAAGCGTACAGAAATGCTGTCCCAGCAAATTAGCTGTTTCTTGGATGATTTCCGCGTTAGTGGCGCCGTTCTTCACCGCTTGCTGGTAATGGCCCTGGCTTCTTAGCAGGTTGCGCTCCAAGAAAGCGACTTTGGCCTGCAGCTTGCGGCGCTGATTCCTTCCAAACCGGCGGCTCATTTTGATTTGTCCTTTTGTTCTTCAAATGCTGCAGCAATGCCTGTAAAGACCGACTCTGCAATCTGCTCAAGCAATGTGCCTTCATCCATGTGAGTTAGTTCCAAGTTGTTGCCGTTTTCGTCTTCCAGTTCCAGCCAGGCTGCGTCCTTTTCCATTCGCAGGGATAGTGTCTGGCCATACGGCAGAGTTCCACAAACCGTGTTGGCCATGCCCTGCAACTCACCTTGGCTATTTCCCTCTCCGGTCACATTCTCCCGTAGCCAAGTACACCGGCCCATATCAGTCACAGCACAAACTCTACCTTCCTGATTCTGAGCCAGTACGCCGATGGTTTGGCCAATCTGTGCGGCCTTGCGCCTGCCAATACTGGGCCTCGGCTCGCACGGCACCTGCTTATCGGCCAATGCCGGCAAAACCTTGTGTTCGCGGTAGCGCATTACTTCGGTTCTGACTCTATCAACCTCTTGCTGCATTGACTCGCGGATTGGCTGTTTCTTTAGCCGCGACATTAGATCAATCCACCGGTCGAGCGTTTTTAACCAATCCTTTGAATGGCCTTCGGCTTTTGCATCGCTCATGTGCGTAGCTCCCGCTTTGGTGGCTCTGGCGCAGCGTCGAGCAAAGCCACGTACCTGGCGGTCATCGCTTGGTGCGTAAACTCTTTAACCAAATGAATTTCTTCAAGCATTTTGAGTGTTGGCTCCAGCGGTACCAGCTTCCACCCATCCGGCACATCGGCGCTGGCATTCATTTCACCGGCATCGGTTAAATGGTCTGAGTTATTCGGGATTTCCGAACGACTGACAGAATGGGTGTAAAGACCGATATCGCCGTCAATCATCTGACTGCGCATCATCAGGCCGGACCATGCGTTAGCGTCCATCTGGTCCAGCATTCTCTTGCTCACATAACCTACTGGGTCGTCGACGTGATAAACCTCTACTTGGTCGACTGGCTTTAGGAATGGGTGCAAAGCTTTGATTTCCTCACTCCCAAACCACAACGGCCCATAGCTTGGCGCATCTTTAACAATCGCCATGGCAGCGGCTCTGATCCCTTCTAGCTGCGCGTTTAGATGATCCACTTGGCTTTCAAGGTAGCAAGCGCGCTGAAATAGCTTTCCCGCTGAAATCGCTGACATCTTCATTTTCAAGATTACATCGCTCATGTGCGTAGCTCTCGCTCGGCCCTGTCAGTGACCGGTGTAATAACGGCGTTGCCGTATTCAAATGTGTCAACGTCTTGACCGCTCAGGTCTGCAATCACTTCCCACGGCGCATTGCCGTAGACCATGTGCATTGAAAACCTCTTCCCCACTGGGCTGCTGTATTGGATTGTTCCCTCGTCAGCGGCCATTACAAAGTCCAATAACTCGGCCCTGGTCCCTTCGTGAAGCCATTCCTCGCCATCGCAGACGCCAAGCATTACGTATCCAGCGTCAAACAAAGCGTCCATCACCTCGCTCAATACATCACGCTCGGTTTTTTCCGGTTTTGCTACGGGTACCCGCAAGTAAACCTTTGTCCCCGGCTTTATGAACTGATCCACCAGCGCTACGCCCTTGGTTTTGCTGGCGTCTTCCCAATTCGGCTGAATCATGTAGATCACTTCGCCTACTGGCTCTGCGCTTTCCAGCTGCGCCTGGCAATCTTTCCAGCCTTGGGCGTAAACCTTATCAATTTCCATATCCATCCACTCGTCACCTTCTGGATCGAAAGTGTCAGCCCAATCGTGGAACGACTCTTTACTTGTTTTCATTTTTTGGCGCTCCTGCTCAATGGCCATCAACTGTCACCCCGCTCTGCTGTTACGTGAACAACGATTCCAAGCTGCTCGCGGATAACGTCAGCAATGTTGTCTGCAACCACCGTGTCTATTTCACCGCCCATGGGGGAGCCTTCCGGCACGGATATGTTGGCTTGCAGTACGGGTTTGATGAACAACGAATCAGGAATATCGAGGCATAGCGCAATGGCTATTTCATCGCTGTCCGTGTCCGGCCTTCTTTTTGTGACGCGGAGTGTGCCCGGGTCGCGCCGTCTGTTTCGGTCAAGTCCACTGGTTGGGGTCTTGCCTTGGATTACCAAGTAACATTTCACTTTCATCGGTATCACCTTGGCCTTTTGGCGGCCTTTTGATCTTTTGCTGCCCCAGATGCGGGCAAACTTCTTACAGTGCGCCGTACAGCTGCAGGTTGAGCGTTACAAAGCTGCGAAACAGATGATCTTTGAACTGCTGGTCGGCTGGCAGCTGGTCGTAAGGGACCATGCAGGGATGCGTTCTTGCAATACCATCCTTCACATCGCCAAGCGTCCAGCTGTTGTGCAGGTCTTCCGATGTGCTGTCGATGCTATGCAATACCGCTGTCACGCCAGTAACTGCGCTTTTCTTCTGCCATTCGTCGGCATCAGCCCACTTTACCTGGCTGTTATCCCCCAGCGCTTCACAGTACAGCCGGTTCATTTCGTGGGCCTGTTCAGCAATTTCAGTTATTGCTGTGTGCGGAATAGAGCCAACCTCGCTGTATCCAGCCTCAAAGCTTCCAGCTGGGCTGATTGACTCGTACCCATCTTCGTACAAAACGTAACACTGGCCGATTTGCGGATTGTGTCGCTGCAGAAACACTGCGTCTACGGCAATTCCTTCGCGGATTTGGTCAATGCACAGATGCGCGCCGCCTTCAAAGTCCAGCCGTTCCACAATGTAGCCGGCTTGAACAATCTTGTGGCAACGCCAGTGTGTAAGCTGCGCTTGTGCGAGTTTTTTTTGATCTTTTAGTTCTGACTCAAGCATGATATTTCCTCTTTTAATCTGTATTTATTCTGTAGTAGCCACTATAGCGCCACCGGCAGTTACTCGCCACCATACACTTGATATTGCCAGCCTGGATTATTTTCGTCCAGATCGTTTACAAGTGCGATTTCGTTTATTCGATCTGCGCTTGCTCCTGCCTCTCGCGCTTCTCTCAAAAACTGGGTGTAATCTTGCGGTGTGCGAACGTGGTCAAGAACCTGCCATACCTTCACCACAAAGCTGCTCTCGCGCTCTACACCGCCGTTCGGCTTGAATATAAGCTGACCGTTCGTGTGCAGGTAGTATTGCGCGTTAACAAGCTGCTGGCGCAGCTGCTCGGCATTCATTCCGCCACCGGTACGATGGATTCAGGCGGGACGCCCGAAGATTGGGGTCCGTTTGCTTGGTGACAGATAGCAACGGCATCGGCCAGGGTGTAACGCCCTGCCAGGGCAGCATCTACCGTGTAACCACAATGGTTCCATCCCCAGTAGGCTTTGTGTTCGTTTGACCAAACCAAAAAATTACGATCTTCCATCTTGATTTCCTCGGTTTAAATTGATCGCCTGATTATTTTTATTGCCGCGCCGATTAACGGTAAAAGGATATATGGCGCTGCGTATAGTATGTATTCAGCCACTTTTTTTACCTTTCTTTGCCTGTTTCAGTAACTCTAGGCTGTAAGGCTCCGCTTGTCCAGTGGTTACTACGCGCCACCCACTTGATCGATAGTGATTCAGGCCAAGCGCTTTTTTATTCTCCGCCATTGCCTGCTCTGCAAGTTCATGCAATGCGTCCAGCTTTACCGGCTCGTCGGCGTTAAAGCTTGTTTCTTCTCGGTATTGCTCTCCCGTTGGGGTTTCTCCAAGCGCCCAAGACCAAACCTGCCAGTTAAATTCCAGCCGCTTTAGCCTCTCAAGAGCCATTGCATGGGTGTCAATTGCGCCGTTAAGCATAAGCCACCGGCCTTGGTAGTAGCCTTCCGGCAAGTAAATACTTCCATCAGGTATTTTGATTTTAACTGTCGCCTTATCTTTGCCATCCACTCGCCAGGCGGTGTCATGCTCCATTTCAACGCCAAGGATTGACTCGCGGCGGCTTCGTTGGGTTAATGCGTATTTTTTACGCGGCTTCTTGCTTCTCGGCATGGCCTAGTCCTTTTCCGATTCAAGCTTCAACAAATACCTGCCCGCCAGGGTAATGCCGGTTCTGATCTTTCCCAGCTGGATGCCGGCGGCCATTCTCTGCTTTCGCAGTTCGCGCGTGTTTTGGCAGTGGATGCAGGCCATGCTGTTTTCGTCGTCGATATCGATGTACGGCCATGCCTCTTCAAAAGTAAAACCGTCCAGATTTGCGTAAGCGGCCTCAATGCAATTCAGTTTTTCGTAATTAGCTTTGAGTCGGTTTTTTAAGCTGTCAGGACCAAAATTATTGAAGCCTTCGGGTGTTGCGTTCGCGCGCAAACACTTACCTAATTCGTCACTGCCTTCGCGCTTTAACCGGTTGCGCTCGTCTGCCAGCTTGGCGTGTTGCTTTGCCAGTCGTTCAAGGTCTGCCATTAGATTTCCCTCTTAAACTCTTTGATGATGCGGGCCTCTTCGTGCCTCGTCAGTTTCCGTTCCACCCAGGCTACCGGGTTACCCCTGCGATACATGGCAGATATCACCTCAATCTCTTCGGGGTCGTTTGGCTCGGTGCTTGCACTGTGAATTAATCGATCGCTGCCCGGGCTGTACTCAATCTCAACCTGGCAAAGTATCCCGTCAATGTAAGTCTAAATGGTGTGTTTTTGCATAGAATACAGAGCCAGTCACCTGGCCCTGCCTCGTGCTAAGGGTTAAATGCTGCCCTTGTAAATTGCAAACCTATCGCAATTCACGCCGTCCTCATTGATTCTGTCGCCTATTAGCCGGCAAAACTCACTAGCAATATCTTCTGCTACAGTTTCCAGCTGAATAGCGCGCAAGCGGAATACCGGCGACTGAGGATCTGAAATTGAAACGCGGGTCATAAATTCGCGCTGATTCAGTTCCTTGTACGGCTTACACTTGAAGCCGACGAAGCCAGGCAGTTTTTCGGCGTTTTTCGCGCCCACTTCTGACGTTGCGGATTTTCGCTGTGAAAACGACTTTTCTTCGCTGCCAACCTCGTTCTTTTCCAATACTTCGTATTTGCGAACGGCTGAAATTGCCGTGGCCATTGGTAGCGTCCCGCCGTCCTGGTCGTAAACCACAAGGTATGCGCGCCAGTCTTCCAGCCACTCGGCAAAGTTTTTCTGGCGCATTGGGTTGTCGTTCGCTTCTAGGAACTGTCGGTATTCAGCCGTCTTGCGAAGCGTCAATGTTGCCGTGTTATCGCAGTGCAGTGGATCTTCTACGGATGCAAAATCAAACACTACGCGCGCCGACATTGCCGACTCGTCCACGAATAAAGGCGTTAATTGCGCTGCCAATCCTTCGTCTAAACCTGCTGCATCTGTTGTTTCTGATGCTCTTGCATACTGGCCAGCCATATCAATGGAATACACAGCAAAGCTTTCAAGGTCTTGCGTTTGGAATTGTTGCTTCATTCGCAGTAGCTTGGGGAAATACCTTTCAAAGTCATGCACTTTTACGGTTGTTGGAATTGCCAGCGCCCGCTGTCCAGTCATTGCGCCAAGCATTTTGTTGATTTCAGCCGGTGAAGTTAGCTCCACCAGCTTGTCGATTCCAGATTCACTTATCATCGGTTGCGTCCTTGATTGATCCATTGCGGTTGAATAGCGCCGTTTGGTTTTCCTTCTCGAAACACAAGCGCCCACCGGTATGCACTTGCATGACCGTGCTGGTGTTGTCTTTGTCGAGCAAAGATCCGTTCGGCATGGGTACCAGGTATTCCAGCTTGTGAGTCAGGTTTACTTGAGCGCTGCCACCGATGGGCTGCATTTCCAGAGTAATCGTCACTCTGCCTTTGACTTTGTAATCAATCACACCGCCGGCGACTTCGGTAAGTGCGCGGTTCAGCTTTTCAAGGAATACGCCGCCGTCAAAGTCTTGCAGCACTTCCATGGTGTCCGTCATTCGACTGACCAATGCCGGGCCTACTGCTGGCTTGCTTTCTGGTTTTTGGGACATGAAGCATTACCTTCTTTTTGATTGTGCGCCTGGTCCAGCGCGCGGTTAGAAATCTGACAATCAGCCGTTTATTAAGCTCTGGTGCCAATGATTCCAGCGTTTCTACTTTCAGATATCGAATGCCTTCGTGCTTTGCCGGCGCCTTGCGCTTTTGGCCTGCTGTTATCTGGAACATATCGTCCAGTTCGTGGGTCCACTTCTCTGCGGCTGCAATGCGCTCAATTACCTTGAGCGATATGCCGATGTTCTTGCAGGCCAGGTTCAACGGAATACACAGGTTGCTGTAAGCCTTCAAGCGCTGGCGCAGATGCCTAATGCTTGCTTCTGTCACCGGGAGTCTCCTTGTAATCTTTGACGGCTTCCACGACTTCTGCGTGAAGTTCGAGTAGAGCCTCGCCGACAATTTCATGCAGAATGGTTACTTCTCGGCTTAAAATGTATTGAATCATTGCCGCGTCAAATTTCGCGTTAGCTGCAATGCGCTTTGCAATTTCCCCAAAATCTGCTTCTATAAAAATATTCTCACTTTTTGGCATGTAACGTTTCCTCGTTTTGGATTGGGTGTTTTTTGTTGTTATGCGGTAAAAGTAGCCCTTTTACTCTTCGTTTTCAATATATTTGCTGGATTTAATTATCCGGTCCAGCTGGGCCTTGATTCCTGTATCTAGGAAAGTCTGTGTCTGCCCTTGGGTTACCTGTGCAATGCCACCTACACTGCCTCCCTCGTAGACCAGTCGTGCCTTTTCCTTGTCGCCAATCAGTACAGGCTGGTTGTCAGGCTTGCCGCGCAAGAAGCCAGACTCCTGCTCGTTTTGATGCTCACAAGCGCCTATCATTTTGTTTGGGTACTTGGTCGGCGGATTTACCGTGAACCCCTGGTAGATTTTCAAAAAGTGATTCTGAATGAACGGATATTCTTTGCCATCCAGTGTGGTTATCTTCACCCAGCCACCCAGGCGCTCAATGGCTGCGTGAATTTTTGGATCGTCAAATACCACCGTTCGGTAGTTTCCAATGCAGCGAATAGCGTAATCCACTTTTGCCCATGCTTCGCCGGCTGCCGACTGGCTGCTGCCAGATATGTGCTTGATAACATCGCTTGGCTTTGGCGGGAACTGGCCAGTGTCTGGATTTTTGACGTGTCCAGAAAGGCCGCAACGGATATCTTCTAGGTTGTAATTTTCCATTGAGCTGAAAAGCATTTCCAGCATTGGCTGCGTCATATCTTTGCCGTACATCGCGTAGGCTGCTATCCAGATGCGGCCAAACTCTTTTTTGTCAGTATTGGTCATAGGTTTCACCTTCCCCTGCAAAGTCTCTGACGGCTTGCTCGTTTCTTTCTTCAAGAAGCTGCTGCTTAGATTTTATCTGCTGTCCGTTGAACCCCACTTGCTGGTTTGGCGCTTTAGAATTTCCTCCCACCTGGTTAACCATCCATTCCGCTTTGAATCCTCGCCAGCATTGTGTGGCTGCCAGTTCTCCGCATTGGTCTACAGTAAATCCAAGATCCACGGCTTTGTGCAGTTCCTTTCCGATTGTGTTGATGGCCGTTTGGCTGTTTGCGCCTTTGGCTTTTTTTCTGGCAGCCATCCAGTCAAAAAGTATTTGTGGCTCTGGAATTTCTGGCCAGCTGGAGTAATCAATTTCTGGCTTTTTGCTCCTTGGCGGTGAAACGCTTGGAACATCGGCGGGGTTTTCGCTCGCAGGCGCAGGCCGCTTTTGATCTTTTTCTTTATATGTATCTGTATCTGTATCTGTATCTGTATCTGTATCTATATCTATATTCGTTGCCTTCTCGTTGCCTTCTCGTTGTAACGGTCGTTCAACGGTCGTTGGCTTCTCGTTGGGATTCCGTTTGTCTTTCTCTTGTTGTGACCGCTTTCTTGCCTCTGCTGACGCTTTCCCGGCAAGCACCCGCTGCTCTTGCGAATCCTTTACCAGCTTTAGGTCACGCTCTACCCTTGCCTGCTCCCACTCCGTCCCATTGTCGTTGAAGAACTCGGCCAACGAAGCTTCAACGAGAATCCAACGGTCGTTGGACAGTCGTGCAATTCTTGAAAGCCTGGATTTAGGTATTGGTTTACCTGTTTGCCAGTAGTTCATTAACAAAAGCAAATATGCGCCGTGTTCCTCCGTGGTCAGGTGCATGGTGTCGGCCAGGTAGTCAGCAACGTAAAGCTGCATGTATGGAAGTGCTGCCACTACGCCACCTGCTCTTTGAAATAATTCTCCAAAGTCTTAACTGTGTTGTATTTTGGATTGGTGTTTGATCCGCTTCTGATTGTTGAGAGCGTGACGTAATGCACTCCGGTCCTTCGTGAAACCTCTTTCAGATTTCTGTCTTTTAAAATTTCCCTTATCTGTTCAATGGTCATGTTACGTTTCTCCACTAAATTTATTGCACAGGTTGATAGTAGACTATTATTGATGGGCCGCAAAATGCCGGCACTAACTTTGTTTGTCCGTGCCGGCACAGAATTGTATTGTGGGTTGTCGCTGGCGGTTATCTACTCCTGCCGCCAGCGTGATTTCCTCTTTTACGGGCTGCTTCGGTGGCCCGTTTTTATTTCAGGCCCAGGCCAAACCGTGCAATCAGTAAAGCGTCTGCCAGTGCCTGGCCTTTTCCCTTTAAGTTCAGATCCGGTATGCCCGGGTACAGCTGCAGGCATCGCCCGCGGCTTGCGTCCTTCTCCTTGCCAAGTATCCCAGCGTGACGTTTCCAGACTTGCGGGGTTATGTAGGTGGTGGGTATTAGCAAAGCACCTACACAGCCCTTCACAGAGCCGTAGGCGTCACCAAACTTGAATGCTGCAGATGCCGCCTGCTTCACGCCGTTCTTGTTCATGCCCTGCACTTTTTCGATGAAGCAATGCGAAATGTGTCGGTTGCTCAGGAACTGGACCACCGCGGGTACGTTCACCTCTTTGCTGGTACCCACTACTGCAGTGGGCATGTGGGCGTGGCCAATGTATTCGCCTTTGTCGTCCACAATTGCGATTGCGCCGGTTAGCCCAGGGTCGATTGCTGCGTAGAGTTTCATAATTTCAGTATCCCTGATTGAATTAGCAGCCTTGTGGTGCGGGTCTGGCTCCGGCGCATGTACCATTGCTCATACGCTTGTTCGCCCTCCGGCCAGGGTTGCCGGCCATCCAGTACATCGTGACAAGCGCCGCAGCCGAAACCGCCTGATACATCGTCTGACTTCCTTCCCATACCGTGGCTTTCGTCAGGGAAATGAGTAAACACGGTTGTCGCTGGGTCATAGTTGCAGGCGCCGACAATGTTCAACGTGCAATCCTGTCCCCGCGCCGCGCCTGTTATCTTTTTGCTTTTAACCGCCATGATCCCTCGCTATCTGTCGAAACCGATTAATTCCATGACCACCTGCTCAACGTGCGATTCACTGTCGAAGGTCTGCTTTAGCACCAGATCCCAGCAAGCGGCAAATATCGCTTTGTACATTTCTTGGAATTTTTGCTCCGTCATATTCTTGTAGGCCCAGCTTCTGGCCATGCGTTTCGGCCCTGCAGGCGTTAACACTGTGTCGCAGTAACCGGCTTCAATCGTTATAAACTCTCTGAACGACTCAAAGCTGCGCTCGGCAGCCATGTTCTGCCTGTTTGCATTGACGTGCTGCAGGTAGGTTTTACACAGCGCCCTGGCTGCGTCACGGTCGACACCGTTGCTCACCATGAATTTACCCAGGTTACCCACGGTCTTGCGCTCTATCGTGCTGACAAAGTTCTTTGGCTCCCAGTAATCGAACGAAAGCCTCACCAGTGCCATGGCCCGCTTGTGATTCTCGAAGTTGCGAACAACCACGGTATCTACGCCAATCATCTGATCTGTTGGCAGCGCGCGAAGCGCCACCGCTGACGCTTCATCGGCGGGTACCAGCATATCGCCCCGCCGCCTCATTATGATTCTCTCACTCATTGCGAGCCTGTCCCTTATCCGTGATGACGTTTAATCATCCCAACCTTATGCCCAAGTGATTAGGCATTAACTAAGATTGGGTCGACTAAAAGGTATGTCGTCGTCGAAGTCGTCATTCGGTGGCGGTGCCTGGTTATTAGTCTGGCCACCTTGCTGCTGTTCAGCGTGAGTCTGCCCGCGCTGGTGCTGCTGGTTATTTTGCTGGGTTGTGTTCGGGTATTGCTCCTGCATGTGCGGCTGCCGCTGGTAGCCCTGCTGTTTATTCTGCTGCTGCGCCGGCGGCATCTGCTGGTTGTTCTGCGGCATTTGCTGCTGCTGTCGCTGGTTGTTCTGCGGCATTTGCTGCTGCTGTCGCTGGTTGTTTGGCTGCTGCTGTGGGCGCTGATTTCCGTTTTGCTGACCGTTTTGTTGGTTGTTTTGCTGCTGGCCCTGCTGCTCGTCTTGCGGTTTGCCGTCGAGCATGACCAGCTGCCCATCTACAGCGACCACAATTTCAGTGGTGTAAACATCATTGCCGGATTGGTTCTGCCATTTTCGCGTCTGCAGCTTGCCTTCCAGATATACCTTGGAGCCTTTGCGCAGGTATTGGCCGATAATTTCCGCCAGCTTTCCGAATATCACAACCTTGTGCCATTCAGTCTTTGGGACCGTCTGGCCTGTGTTTTTGTCTTTGTAGCTTTCATCTGTGGCTACGCTGATGTTGGCCACGGCGTTGCCGTTCGGCGTATAACGCACATCTGGATCTTGCCCCAGGTTGCCGATGATGATTACCTTGTTTACTCCGCGTGACATACATTTTCTCCTAGATTTACTGCCTGGTTGATAACGTCTGCTGCCGCGCGCCCAAATCTGGCGTGTCGACTCAATTCCAACAACTGAAGCCCATCTTCCAGCGGTACGCCCATGACATAGCGAACGAATACCGCCAACTGGAACAGGTGATTGCTGCTGGCCGTCTTGCGAGTTTCAAAGCTGTTGCCCCGCTGCAGGCTAATGCCAAGCTCCCCCCAAAATGCTGATTGGCTCATGCCAAGCTGGTTGCGCAATCTGCGAGTTACGCCTGGTGTCAGCTGCAAATAACTGGTCACAGGCGCTTTAGCTTTAACTTTTACAGCCATTTTACTGACTCCTTTCCTGTTTATCGGTAACTGATACAATTTACATTGTTTTGCAACAACGGAACAGGTTAAACAATAACTTTAGTTTTCAATAGCGCTTGATCTTGCGCAAAACTGTAACCATACTTGCGTTAGTTCGTCATTAGGCGACACTATCAAAAAAGAGGAAATGTTATGGAAAGGCAGATTTTAGAGTTTCAGACCGAAGCCGAATGGTTGGGCATGCGCAAAGCAAATTTGAACAGTACGGAAACCTCCGCTTTGTTCGGCGCCTCGCCCTACGTGACTGAATTTAGTCTGTACCACCTAAAAACGGGTCAGATTGGTGACGGCTTTGAAGCGAACGAACGGATGAAGTGGGGGAACCGGCTTGAGGCTGCCATTGCCGAGGGTGTGGCCGAGGACTACGGACTGGTTGTGGAGCCTTTCAAGGTGTACATGCAGCTTCCTGTAGAGCGCATTGGGTCCAGCTTTGATTACAAGGTTGTGGGCATCACTGCCGGCTTTGATGGTGACGAAACCTACCGCGACCTATTCCGTCAGTTTGGCGAAGGCATCCTTGAAGTGAAGAACGTTGATGGCTTCATATTCCGTAAAACCTGGTCGGATGATGGCGCCGATATCGAAGCGCCGCCGCACATTGAGTTTCAGGTACAGCACCAGCTGCTCGTATCTGGCCTGCAGTGGTCGATCATTGCGCCCCTGGTCAATGGCAATACTCCGCATCCAACGTACCGTGTGAAGAGCGACAAGGCCCACGAAGCAATCATCAAAAAATGTGCTGCCTTTTGGCACCGTGTCGACAACCTTACTCCGCCAGAGCCAGATTTTAATGTCGACGCCGCCACCATTGGCCAGCTGCTGCTGGACGACGATGGCCAAGAAGTGGATATGAGCGACAACGAATACTTGGCCCAGCTGTGCGTTGAAGAAATGGCAGTTGGCAAAGAAAAGCGTGACGCCGAGGCCAGCCAGAAAGCCATCAAGGCTGAAATCCTGACCATCATTGGCACAAACCGCAAAGTCACCGTGGGTCCGATGAACGTCAATGCCAAGAAGGTTGACGCTAATCCTGGTCGCGTACTGACTGACGAGGATATTGGTGACCGTATTGGTGTTCGCTCGGGCAGTGTGTCGATCCGCATTAGCCAGTTTGAGCGCAAGGCGAACCCTGGCACGTTGGTTGACGAAACCATGATTGGCAAGAAAGTGGGCGAACGAAGCGCTTTCCGCAGCCCGCGCGTGACACAGCCTAAGCCGAAGAAGGGGAAATAGCGTGGACGAAAACAAAGAACAAGCCTTGGCAGTTAGTCGAAACACTGCCCTGGCTGCGCGTGACGAACATCACAATACTGTCAGCCAAATGATTCAGGTGATTGAACGTGTCGCCATGAACCCTGACGTTGACGTTGTGAAAATGGAAAAGCTGTTGGATATGCAGGAGCGAATTTTAGACAGGCAAACGCGCCAAGAATTTGATATGGCCATGTCTAAGATGCAGCCAAAACTGCCGGTAATTACAAAAGCCGGTGTAATCATGAACAAGGATGAAAAGACCGTTCGCAGCACCTACGCCAAGTTTGAAGATATCAACAAAAAGGTAAAACCCATTCTTTCAAAGTATGGCTTTTCAATGACGTTTGGTGTGACTCAGGAAAATAACGAAATTACCGTCACAGCAAATCTTGCGCACAAGGCCGGCCACCGGGAATCTACCCAAATGACTCTTCCGCCAGATGGCGGTGGCGGAAAAAGTGGACCGCAGGCTATTGCATCATCTGTCAGCTACGCCAAGCGATACACCATGAGCGCATTGCTTAACCTGATATTTGATGACGAAGACGACGACTGCCAAAGCGGCCCTGTCAGCGTGGAACAGCTGCAATCATTGGCCTATGTGTTTACCCAAGTGCCAGATAACGTGCAGAAATGGATTATTCAGCAATACGGCGATCTGGCTAAGATGCCGGCGTGTGATTACGAATTGCGCATGGGTGAAATGAAAGCTCGGATACGTAAAAACCCGGGTAATTCTAGCCGCCTGGATGCCATGCTTGACCAAGGTGAAAGCAATGAAAAGCATGCCCCCGATTGAGGAAAGGGCGTGGATAACGGAAGAGGAACTGGCCCATCGGCTCGGTTTCTCTTCCAAGGGCTGGTTTAGCCGTCTACGCAAGAAAAGCCCGCGGCTTTATCCACCGGTTGCTGAACTGTTGAGCAAGCGGCCTATAAAGTTTATGAAAACTGACGTTGAAGAGTTTGAGTCAAAAAGGACGCGAAAATGAGCGACACAAAAGAAGAAATCAAAAGTCTGCAAATTGTTGAAACATTAACGCCTGCAGTTTTTGAGCAAAAGAAAATTGAGAAGCTGGCCTCGGATATACGAAAAGAAGTAATGAGCCTGGTACCTGACGCCAGTAGTGAAAAAGGCCGCGCGGAAATAAAGAGCCTTGCTTACAAGGTCGCGCGCAGCAAAACCACACTGGACAATCTTGGGAAGTCACACGTTGCCGAAATCAAAGCCAAGGCCAAGGTGACCGATGATTGCCGAAAATATTGGCGTGACGCCATGGATCTGCTGAAAACTGACGTGATGGAACCGGTTACCCAGTTTGAACATGGCGAACAGAAGCGGGTTGAAGCCATCCTGGCCAAGATTGAACATTTCCGCACACTGGCCCAGCCCCAAGACCAGAGCGGCCATTTCTACACTGCTGTCGAACTACAGGAGCGATTCGACGCGCTCTACGCCATGGAACTGGGTGAAGAGTTTGAAGAATTTGAAGAAAAGGCCCAGGTGCAATGGGCGTATGCCTGCAAAACGCTCAAAACCTTGTTGGCTGGTGTTCAGGCACAGGCAGATGCCGCCCGCAAAGAAGAAGAAGTGAAGGCCCAGGCTGCCAAAGACCAAGCCGAACAGGATGCCAAGGACCGAATTGAACGTGAGGCGCGGTTGCAGCAAGAAGCGGTAGAGCGTACACAGCGAGAAGAACGAGAAAAGTTTGCCGCCAAAACAGCTGAAAGAGAAAATGCTGCGCAGCGCGAACGAGAAGAATACAAACGTGCCGCTGCTGCGAAGGAAGAAGAGTATCAGGCGAAGGAAAATGAGCGGGTCCGTATTGCGCAGCGTGAAGCACAGGCCGAACAAGAGCGCATAGACGTAGCAGAATTTAACAGGATGCTGGCCGAAGAGCAGGAACAGAAAAGGGTTAATGACGTGAAGCACCGTCAAACGGTTAACCGCGCTGCCCTTAAAGCATTCGTTGAAGCGACTGATCTGACTCAGAATCAGGCCCAGGCCGTGGTTGAAGCAATTATTCGCAAACAGATCCCAAACGTTAGCCTGACCTACTGACGCTAATCGCTGCCGTTCTGGTAAAGCTTTTTGTAGGTCCAAGCCATCTTGTTAATCATCCTTCCCCAGCTTTCGAGTTGGGGGAGCCTGAACAGCCCGCTATGCCCCTTGACTGGATCACAAATCATACCGGTTGCACTGTCCCAGTTTGTCACCAGCGGCTGTCTAGCGGTAAACCCTACGCGCCCAGCGGCACCCCAGCCGTGAAAATTCAGCCCGCCCAGGGATACCAGTCTTGACCACATGCGACCCAACTGAACTACCCAGTCGGTTTTGTTATGTATGCACAAAACCCTAAGCCCTTCTGGCCATACGGTATCCTTGCGCAGCGCCGGGTTAATCAAAATGATACCGGCCAGTTTCTGGTGGTGTTCAATCGCCAGTGTCCAGCAAATCAATGCGCCGTTACTGTGGCCGATTAGAACATCACCTGGTTGCAGGTTTGGCGCTATATGCCTAACCGCCTTTTTGTTCGCGCAGCGTAGGCCAATAACGCCGGTCCACCCGAAGTCGTAAGCCTTTTCGTCACCACCGATGTACGGCTCAAGCTTTCGGATGGTGTTTTCCCCACCATCGCTAATATTAAAACCGTGCAGCAAGTGGACCGTCATTTCAGTTCCTAATGATAATCAGGTTGGTTGGCGCCATCGGCGCAGACTGCAGCCAGGTAATCGTTACCCTGTTGCTTTCAGTCGATCGCAAGCCATCGGTATCAATGGCCACCATGAAACACTCGGTATCACCGTAGGCCGGCAATATTTGATACTTTGTGACTTCAAATTCCTGTTCCCCGGTCCCCGCGGCGGGAATGCTGGTTACCTTGTCGCCACAAATAAGCTCATAAGGCGCAAGCTCGGTAGCAGGGTCCATTGGTGTGCCGTCTTCCCGCGTAGTCGGTGGTGACCAGCTTAGGATTTCAGCCGCAGCCCCGCCGGCGAACATCATCATTAAAAATGCAGCAATGTATTTCACGTTTATGCCTCCTGGTAGCGCGCAGCTACTTCTTCAATCCAAGTTAAAAACGTGGTCAGCTGGATGCGTTGGTCAGGGTCCAGTAATCCGGCGCTCACCTCTTCTTCCAGTCGTGCCACGGCATTCAATAAAACGGCATCAATTAGGATTGTGTCTTCCGGTGTCAGCTTCTCCCAGCGTATCTCACCCCGCACGTAAGTATTCAGTGCGGAAATGGTGGCGCTCGTATCTTCTGCAATCGTCAGCTTGATCTGACTGGTAATTTCAACGATACGTGCGGCGCGCGCAGAATCACCGTCAATAACCTTGACTGTGGCGTACTGGGTCGTCAGCCGTGCGGTGTTTGGATTGTCTTCGACAAAAGAACAGCCGCTGAATAGAACCATGGCCATAGCCATGAGCGAGACATAAAAAACTGATTTACGCATTGGTTTTCCCTTCTAGGTTTCAGTGTGCAGCGTTTGATACCGGCTGCCCTCTGTTATGCCGGTTAATGAAAACCGGTGTATGTTGATCTTCTAAGCCTTGACCAAGGATCTCACATGGAAAAACATAAGTTTCACCGCGACACCAGACCGGATTCGGTCACCAGCTTGCGCTGGAATATGAACAGGCGCAAGGAACACCGCCTTGCCCTGTTTGGTATCGTGGTCGGTGTAGCGTTTCCCCTTACCATGGCTGCAATATCAATCTTCCTCTTGCGATAATATTTCGTTAATACCGAAACCTCTACGCATCTGCTCGGCTTCACTGCGCGCCCCAGTTCTCTCGCGGCCATAGGTGCTTTGTACACCTTCCATTTCGCGCCTGATCCGGTTGTCTAAAGCTCTATCGCTAATGGTGATAATGCGTGATTCAGATTTTTGCTTTTGGTTGTGAGCCTCAATTTCTATGAAAATCTCTTCAATATCACTTTGTAACTCAAGCTTTAAATCTGGATCTTGCGATTGCTCCATCTGAACAATGGTTTTTGCCAGGCTGTTTAAGATCCGCGTTTTCTTTTTGTAAATGGCAGTTTCTGCGCGGTACTGCGCATACTCATAATCGCGCACACTGGTTACAGCTGACGGTTGAAAACCAAAGGATTTTTTCAGAACGTAATTCGGTCTTACCTGTTCTGGCGTCAATATCCGGCGGCCTGCTCCATCCCTTACCCCTTGACTGGCCCAGGTCACCGCTTGCACAGGGTTTTTCACAAAGTTTGGAAGGAACTCAGCGCCTGCCATGACGTACTGCCCTTGTGAAGCCTTTTCAAAAGCTCTTGTGGCTCTGCCAATGGTCAAGTCATAAGGTATGCCTAGCGCCGATACTGTGTCATCTGGTAGCAGGTCACCCATGCCTATACGGCTAAGATCAATGCCCATCGGGTAACCGGCGCCTTTTGTCACAAACTCAGCAAGCCACTGCTGGCCACTCGTTTCTGCAATGTACAAGCGTAGGTCCGTTTCAAGGTCTTTGTCTTCCTTGGTCAGCTTGCGATATAGCGCTTCGATCAGCCCTTTTATCTCTTCGCCGCCAGGGAAGCCCCACAAGCCACCCAATGCCATCATCATCACAAGCGAGGATGCCGCAGCCAGTTTGCCTTCTTTGCCCTGTACTGTGGACCAGCGGTACCACGCTTCAAGCGATTGCAGCATAAAGCCCTTAAACTGCATGATTGCAGAACCTACGCCCCGGGTTATATGTGGCCGATTAACTTTGCCCATCCTGAATTGAGTTTCATCAATGGCAAATTCGCCAAACTTTTTGGCTGTCAGCCCCTTGCCACTAAACAGGGTTGCGTTAGCCAAGTGATTGCCGCCCAGCACACGCTTGATCTTTTCGTCATACTTGCCTGATTTCACGATCCGCGCCGCGGCAATAAACGTCACCAGTCGGTTTAGCCGCTCGGCTGCCGTGAAGGTGTAAGCGATAGCTTGGATGCTGCGCTCAAACTTCCTTTTAAGCTGGCGCTGACCTACGCCCCTGGTCCTTGCTGTTGCCATTACTTCATAGGTTTCCAGCGGCACGAATGCGCCCTCGGCCCACGCTTCCTTCAATTCAGTGGCAATATCCGCCGGTGCTGCGTCCACATCAAATATCTGCAAACCCGTTTTGCGGTCAGCCCTAAACATTAGCAAGGCGTCTTTGTAAGCTCGCGCCACTTCCTTGCCGGCTATCGCATTGCCTGAAATCATCTTCAAAAACGGCATGGTCATCACTGGAACCTGTGACACGTTGACCAGTGCCGTAGACAGGTTGCCGGCAATGTACATCAAGAATCCCGTCTGCCGCAGCATGGCGAACTCTTCTGTCGGGTTGTTGGTGTATTCGCGGTACTTATTCGCGTAACCGTGCAGTCTTGGCGCTTTTATCTTCTTGATTGAAGCGTCCCACTGTTGAATATGATGGCGCCGTGAAAGGTAACCGCCCATGCCGGAAATGTAGCTGGAAATACTGCGCTCAAAGTCAGTGCTGTAGCCTGGAACATTGTCGGAACGGAAGAAATGCCGCCGGAAGCTTCGGCCTTTAATTTCGTTGGCCATCTGGTCCCTGATTATGTCCCACTGCTCGTTGTCCACGCCGGCGAGGCTGGCCAGGTTGTCCATTTGGTCCAGATTTATGTTTTCAGGGTTGATCTTGTTTGTTGGGAAAGTGTCTATCCTTCTGTCTGAATGGCCCTTCACCCATTTTTCATTGATTTCAATGATGGCCTTTTTGACTGACGGTATTTTTTCTTGCCCGCCACCCTTCCGGCCAAGCTTGCGAATAGAAAACGCATCGCGGAAACCTGTCTCAACTTTTGTGCTGTAAATTACGCGCTCGGCATCGTTTAAAAACTCGCGGTAAGCCTTGGGGTCCATCAGCCATGTTCCGTCATCCTTTTTGGTGCCACCTACTGCCTCCAATACCGGGTTGTAGGTCTTAGACAGTCCAGAAAGCACGTAGTTATCGCCAGACTCAGTAACCGTCATGTTCTCCGGCTTCTGCTTAACGGTGACCACGTAATCACCTTCTCGCGCCAGTGGCACGTACCCACGGCGCTTGGCTTGCTCAATTTCCTCAATGGTCTTGGCAATCTGCAGTAGCCGCTCAAGTTTTTTGGTCGGCATCATGGGATCTGATTCAATATCTTTCATTATTTCTGCTGTCACGTTCTCCATGCCGGCATAGTCACCCAAGCCAAACTCTTTGAGCATCTGGCTCTTAAACATATTCAGCGCAGCATTGAACATATCGCGCATTCTCAGGTACGCCGTTGCTTCCTCTTCCGTCAGCTTTATCTTGTCCCCGGGCTGCGATAACTCAAGCTGGATTGGCTCTTGCGCGATTATCTTTTCGCCTTCTTCAGTCACAATCACACGGTCAACCTCGTATGGAACGATGATTCCATCCGTTGTCAGCTTGTCTGACTGGGTGTAGGTCACGCCAATGATGCGGCCCAGTTCCAGCAACTTGTTCACTTTTTCTTTGCTGGCTTTTCGCATCTGCATATACGGGCTGTAATCCGCGGACAGGGTATCGATGATGCGGTCGCGCATTTCAAACTGACTAACTGCAGTGCTGTACACCGGTGTAAACGTCTTGTGAAGGGTCGCCACCTGGCGAGGATGGACAAGGAAGTTAGCGGCAATGCTCATATCGCCAACAACTTTGGCTGATCTTAGCGGTATACCGGCAAGACCGTTTTCGGCTGCCGTCAGTGCATTCCGCGCGGCTTCCGCTCTTTGCTCTGGCGTCAGGTCGTCAATGTTCGGCCTGCGTGACAGGTAAGCGTTATCGTCGCTGGTCTTTTTGCGGCTGCCGCGGCGCTGGCGCAGCTGGTAAGCTTCTCTGGCAGCCTCAAAAACAGCTTCGTCGGTGTAATTTTTCTCGCCACCCATCCGGTCGCTGAACTCGTCTACCAAACCACGCAATACGCGAATAAACTCTTCTTTATTGCGCCCGCCCTGGCCTTCCAAAAAACGTTCCCATTCGACGGCCATCAATTCATCAATGCTGCCTTCTTGGCCATCAATCACGTCACCTGGACCAGCTTCGATTAAATCCCGAATCCTACTGGCTTCTACGCCAGCTATCCCTTCGTTGTCTGGAAAATGGATGGCGTCATTGTCTTCAATGTCGCTAATGGAAGATTCAATAATCGTGTAAGCCTCGTCCAGCTGTGCATCCAAGTCCTCGGCTTTTATAGGCTGGTTTTTTTCGTAGAGTGCATTTACCTGTTCGGCCATGCCCGGGACCATTTTAATAAGCTGATCTAGCGGTACGCTATACAGATCAATTGGCCGTGCATTTGGTCCAGAAGTAGTGGCAAACATGGCCACGCTGATTCGACGTTCGTTGCCAGGGAACAGGGAGTTTTCTTTGGCCGTTGCTGCGCCAATTGGTCGGTTGTACGTGGCGCCCAAAATGGAATCAAAGTTACCTTGAGCATTTATAGTTCCTAAAAAATTAACAACCGGAACATTCACGCCGTCAAATCGTTCCACCCCGGTCCCAGTTGCAGCTTTTTCTGCTGTGAGGTTTCCTTCTGCAGCTGCCGGCTTTCTTTCTGCAATTGCGGAGTTTCTTTCTGCAATTGCGGAGTTTGAAGGCGCTTTCTGTGCTACCGGAGCGTCATTGGTAGCCTCTGTTAACTTTGGCTTACCCGGGCCTGACATTACGCTTGGGTTGAATATGGTGGCCTCGGTGAAGCTCACATCAACGATTGAGTCATAGCCCATATCTACAAGCGTCTGAACTTGGTTGTCACTAAAGTCATTCCAGCCACGCTCAATGAAGAACGGGGTTTTGACTGAAACCTTAACCTGCTTGGTCGATGGGTTGCTGGCCGTGCTGTTAACGGTCTGGTATCCGCCTGGTCCCATGTAATCGGATAGCTGCCACGATGAATTGGCAATAATTCTGATGGCTTTTTGGGTGTCTAAGTCGTTCATAACAACGGCTGACTCCCCAAAATCAGCATCACCCATAAGCATTCCAATTTCTGCGTCAGTCAGCTCGCCACTGTTGATGGCCTTGTCTATAGAACCAATGAAGCGGCCATTTTCGATCACTGTTTTGGCATTGATATACAGTGCCTTCTTGCTGGCAGCCAATACTGGCTTCAGGTCTATCGCCTCCTTGGTGCCTGTTGGTTGCATATCACCTTTGCGGCTGAAATAAACGTCTGTGCTGCCGCGCATGGCTATCTCACCATTGGTAACAAAGCGCTCGGCTGCCCGCAGTATCTTGTACAGGTCAGCTTTCGACGGCTGAATGGTGAATCCCATCCGGCGCAAGCCGGCCAGTATCGCGCTGTGAATTTTGCTCCATAGGGTCCGGTGCTTGTTGCTTTCAGCCAGGTGCGCCAGTAGCTCGGCGCCTATACGAACTCGGTGCTTAGGATTAGATCCTGAAAACTTTTCCTTGGTGTAGTAAGCGGCAATCAGCTTTTTGGCTTCTGGTGTGCCGCGGAAATTCTGGAATACCTGCTGTAGCATCGGCTTCATTTGTGGCCCAAAGAATCCCTCTACGCCGTAGTGGCCAATGCCTTCGTGCAGTATGGTTTCCTGCAGGGTTGCCGCGTTGCGCATATTTGGCAAGTACAGGTACATCACGCCGGCTTGGTAAATGCCGGTGAAGTCTCGTTCAGCGCCCTCTCTGCGGATTTTTTCCTGCAGGTCAGCCGGCAAGTCGTCCATAGACTTTGCGTTAACAACTTCTGGCGCGTTTGCCCACCCCTGCATGATGTTCTCGGGCTTGGTGAACCGGTCGAGAATCCTTTGTTTTAGGTTTAGTCCGGTTTTACCGCGGCGCAAGGTAATGTCTGCGCTGTTGGAATCAAAGTCGCCGGTGTTGCCGGTGGCGGATTTGATTTGAGATCCATCAAATACCGTTATTTTCCCAATGTCATCAGGAAATAGGTTTCCAGGTACGTTTTCAAACTTAACAACCTCGTACCCTTCCTTCTTGGCGGAATTTTCTTCGCGCGTGAACCACCCAAAGCCAGAGTTTCCGGCGGGCATTGCCTTGCTGGCATCAACTATTTTCACCTTTCCCCGAACATAGACTGGCATTACGTTGCCGCCTGAAGGGTCTTTGGCTAAATACATTGCAAGCTGCTGCTTGTTGCCGGGATCGTAATACTGTTCAACGTGCCTTGCTGTTTGCGTGTCACCTATCGAATCAAAATAATCCATTAACTCAAATCGGCTTGGTTTTTTTGGCAGTGCAGAGCCTGTGGCAATATCCGTAGCGTAGCGGCTGGCAACGTTGGAATCAGTGCTTAGGCTAATTCTTCCTTTACCGGATTGCCCCCCAGCCGAAGTCCTTTTCAGTCCTGTCGTTTTAAATTCACTGAAATCTGTCTTGGTGCCATGGTAAACAACCAAAGGATTGCCGGAATCATCGCGTAATCCGCCTTCCCCAAACCATTTTTTGAATGCCGGGGTTTCAGTCTGTCCACCTGGCCGGCGCAGCATGGCATCGTCTGTGTCGGTCGCGCCTTCGGTAAAGCTCTTGGCTGCGGTTGCCCGCGCCTGGCCTCCCGCCTGCACCCATGCCTTACGCTGATCCGGCTTGCCCTGCAGGGTCACCAAGTCAAGAAGCGCCTCGGTCACGGCATCCACTCGGCTTATATCAAATACGGCTACCATCGTTGATCCAGAGCCTACAAACTCGGCGCCCATGGCCTTCATTAGCGGCTCGTCAAACTTCACTTTCTTGGTAATTGTCCCCTTGTTGTTTCTCGGTACCGAAATAGATGGCCGGCCCTTGAACGAACTAACAACCACTTCTTTCGATGTGTCGATTAATGGGCTGGTGCCGATGGATGCAATATTCTGGCGAATGTAGTTGGCCATAACTTTTGCATCGCGTATTGGGAAAGCCACGGTGCCTTCAATCGTTTCAAACGAATCATCTATTCCGCGGCTGTAGTTTTTGGGCATCAATATGCCCTGGTGGATTTTCCCTTTTTGATCCGTAAACGAAATGATCCGGCCTTTCAGCTTGGCCATGCCTGCAATCACGTTACCTGTTGCCAAGTAGCGGGTTTCGCGCCGGTTCGCGCCGGCCATGTCAGCTTTGAATATATCTTCAAGCCCGGTCTTGCCGGTGCCGCGCTCAAAGCCTTTGAAGATTTCGCCATAGCGTAGCCGCGTCAACGGCAGGTCAATGCGCCGGATGCCAGATGGAATAGCAAACGACACAATGGTTTTGCTTCTGGCGTATGGGTTGCCCTTGCCAGGCTTAAACGTATCCTTCACGCCGGTAATAACGCCGGTAACCTCTTCACCTTCAATTTCCAGCTTTACCCTGCGGCCAATGGTGAAAGTTTCAATTAGATCAATAACTTGGCGCTTGTTGTCATTGTATCCAGTCATGTTGCTCTCGGAAGATTTCATAGCCGCTTTTGCGGCTTTTACTTTCTTCTCGTCGCCGGCAATTTCTGCAACTTCTAAATCTGACTGGCGTTTTGCTGCAAGAGCCTTGATACGCTCGGCAGGCCCAGTATCTGCGGCTTTTTTGTCCAAAATGTCCTGTTTAACCTGCTGCGGGTCGCCGGCCTTATCCAAATCAGCGGCCACTTCTTCTGGCAGCGGCGCCTTGCCCTGATATTTCACGTCAGCTTTGTGCAATATCGTGTTGCCACCGAATATGGTGCCTGGTGCTGTGCCTTCGTAGGCAACTTTGCTTTCAATCGGCTTGGCCTGGAAGTCGATAACTTCCGTTTCAAGGTCGTTCTGGTTGGTTTTGTTCAGGTAGTCCATGAAGTTTTCGTATTGCTCTTCTATGTCCTCATAGATTTCGCGCTGCTCGGAAACCTTCAATAGCGCCAGTCGGCCAGTGAACTGGGAAGCGGTGCCGGCATCTGGGGTCATATCGCCACCGGTCACCCACATATCTAACCTGAGCGCCAGCGTCATGTTTTCCGTGAGATAGTCATTCACTATCTTGTCGCCGTATTTGTTCAGGATATCCGGTGCTTTCAGGCTGGTATCTGAGTCGGTATTCGCGCTGGTATTCGCATTCAAAGACTTCATTTTTTGCGTGGTGCGCGCAAGAATCCGCTTTTCAGCTGGAATGTCAGAACCAATGAACGTGTAGGCCGGCAAGTTTACTTGGCCTGTGCGGTTAATTCGGCCAAGCATCTGCATCAGAATGTTAATGTCGCTCATGCTTTGCATAACAAGCATGTGACGTGGCCTTTTGTCTTCAAAGCGCTCTGACGAATGAATGCTCAAGCCAGTAGATCCGGCAGCATTCAAAACCAGTGAGTCATATTCACCGCTGTTGTAACCGTCAACGGTGCCGCGGCGGTCATCAATTTCTCTGCTATCACGTTTTGCCACGATGGGCTGGCCAGATGAGTAATCAATAATTACGCTTCTGGCTGTGATTTCTGACGTTGTGATCCCAGCTTTCGTAAGCTCGTTTCGCACAAAATCAATCGGGGATATTGGAAGGTCAATTTGAATACCGTCAATAGCCTTCATCGCCTTGGTGTATACCTTGAGAACTTCAGGCGAAAGCTGACTAAGCGGTATGTAGCGAGTTTCTTTCTCGCCGTTGGGCAATGTGTAGTTGACGCCCCTGGTGCGGTTGAGCGCATCTTGCAGAATGTCGCGGTAATCTGCATCGATGGGGTCACCCATCTGTAGCCCTTTGTCTTTGATGTATCGCACCAAGAACGAACTCATGGTGTTTTCAAGAGCGATAACGGTTTTCTTGCCTGCCTTGTTTAGTTCGATAGCCTTTTTCACGGTCAGATCTATGTGCAGGCCAACCAGCATCTGGCCAACAAAGTTATGCACAATGCTGGTGAAGTGGGTATGGTCTACGCCCTTGGATGCCTGGTTGCCGCCACTGGCAGCCACTCCGCCAGACGCTTTGGCCACATCGTTAAGGGCAGCAACGGTAACCGAATGGAATGCCTTATCGGCTTCCACAATGGCCCGCAGCCCCTGAGTCACAGCGTCAGCTGTTTTCGTGTGCTTTTCGCTGTTGTCGTAATCAATCTCGGTATCTACGCTGATACCTTCAAACGATTTTTCGCGGCGGAATAGCTGCCCACTCTCCGCCAGCATGCCTGCCAGTATGGTTTGCAGTGGTGGCCCGCCAATCTGCATGGCCTCAACCAGCTGGTCTGCATCGTCTACCGCGTCCATCATATCGGTGCGGTAATAAACCGGCATGTTGTTAGGGGTCTTGGCATACGTTGCAGACAGGTACTGTACGGGCGACTCTGCAATGGTGTCGTAGATGAAGCCCGCTGTTGTTCTTTGCGCTCCACCCTTCTTTTTGATTTCCCGGTCGCCGGCAGCGTTGTGTGATTCGTCCAGAACGAATACAGCATTGCCTTTTAGCGCAGAAAGAACGTCACGCTGAATATTGGGCTTGTTGATCTGCGAGTAAGTCATAAACAGCATGTTGCTGCCTTCTGGCAGCTGTCCGGTGTTTACTATCCCCTGCAATGTGTTTTTATGCTTTCCGGCTTTTTTCGGGTTGGTAAATATCCGCTTGCCATCCTTTTTTACAAAGCTGTCCTTGTTTAGAAGGAATGGCTTGGCGCCCTTGGTACCAATGTCGGACAAGTCATTAACCATATCGGTGAACAGGTTGTCTTTTGCCGTGACAAAGATCGGTGTTTTGCCAACCGATAGCGCGTAACGCAGCATTGCTGCAGCTTGGCGGCCTTTTCCTACGCCTGTTTGGTCGGCTATGATCTGGCCCTTGCCATTTTCCATGTTGTAAATGCCTGCGGCCACGGCATCAATCTGCAGCCCCATCATGGCTTCGTATAACTCCGCTTTGCTGGCGTATCCCAGCTTGTCGACAACGTACTGATCCAGATTGCCCACTTCATTTTCAATGCGCGTTAACGCTCGCTCTGTTGCCTCGGCCATATTCACCGGTGTCAGAACTTCGTTGTTTGGGCCTTCTGAGCGCGCGGTGTATCCTACTTGGTAGTCAGATCCACTTACGCTGTCTGGCTTGCCATCAGTTGTAGAAACGCCCTTAGATCCTGGCTTTCGTACTCCGCCCTGGCTTCCCCGCTGACCTTGCCCGCCTTGTGTTCCACCCTGTACATCATTTCCACTAGGCTGTCGGCTTCCATCAGTGCTGCTGCCATCTGATTTGGTGTTGGTTTTGGTCCCACCTGGCTGGCTGCCAGTTTTAGATCCGGCATTACTTCCAGTAGTTCCGGTACGTTGTCCTCGGCCACCTGTGCCTGCCGTACCAGTCGTGCCAGTTTCGACTCCAGCCGGTCCCGGAATTGTGCGTGGGTCGCCGGTTGGCTCGTCCCGGGTAACAGTCGTACTGTCATCGCCTTCTGTCCCTGCGGTGTCAGCCCGTCCGGCGCTGGCATCCACGTTTTCATTGTATCGTTCATAGACTTCGCCCCAAGTCATTGCGCGGCTTACATCGCCGACATTTGTAGAATTTTGGTCGCTGTTTTTACGGCCATTGATTGTGATAACGCGAACTGGCCAGCCGGCGCCCTGGCGCTGGTAAAGCTTCCCGTCTACCTCAAAGTGTGACTCTACGCCGTAATGGCTATACAGCCAGTTGAAGAAGATGCGATCGGCTGCCGACATACCGCCCTGTTCCATGCTGGCGCCCAGTATCAGGGTTGCACGGCCATCGTCTTTGAGTGATTCAAGCGCTTTAGCCGAAATAACGTGGTCAATCTGGCTTAATTTGTAGCCGTCAAACTTCACGACTTCTGGCGCCTTGCCAAACGGTGGGTTGGCAATTACCGAATCAACCAATCGAATTGGCACAAAGGTTGTGGCGTCATTCTGCGTGACGTTGTAGCCCTGCGCTCTCAGCTGCTGCGCACGTAGGTCGTTTAGCTCGTTGACTACGGCTGTCTCTGCATTTGCATCGATTAGCAGCATGCCGTTGCCGGCGGTCGGCTCGTACACGGTCGTTTCTTGAGTTATGCCCGCCATCTTGGATGCCAGGTAAGCCAATGGCGCTGGTGTCGAATACGCCTGATTCTTCATGGAAGTGCTTGAGCGCATATCTAGCCGCGGTTGCGACTGGTACAGGTCTAGCAGCTTGTCGTAGGTTTCCTCTACGGTTAAACCTTCGGCTGCAATCTCCCGCGCCCTGCGAGTAATGGCTAACTCTAGCTGTTCTTGCGCGTCCTTCATCATAGCGGCGTCGACTTCTGCCGGCCTCATGTTGTTGAAGGCGGCAATGACTGATTTCAGCTTGCGGTTGTCCCCGATTGAATCAAGGTTATCGTATAGCTCGTCAGCAAGTGTTCGTTCACCCTCGGTAACCGGTGCATCTTCAACGTCCAGCTGCTCAATGTTGGCCAGCTGTTCACGCACCACGTCTGCACTGTCGGTACCTTCAATGGAAAGGTCGTTGTCTTCCATCATATCCCGGGCGCCGTTGTACCAGCTGCGCAAGAATGGCCGTAGTTGTGATGGCCTGGTACCCAGGTCTGCAGCAATCGCTTTGGCGAACTGTGCAAACTTGCGGGCGCCGGCTTCCAAGTGATACACGGCAAGCTCGGTACCAGCGGCCATGATTTCAGGGTCCAGCCCGCTGTTCAGGTTACCCAGTTTGGCTTTTAGCTTGGCGCGTAGTTCGTCGGCCCGCTCCCTGGATACCAGCGTGTTGTTGGCGCCCCATTCGGTAGACTGCGACTTTTCTACAATGCTTTC